AACAAAGGTGGCCTGTATGATGAATATAAAAACAAAGTAGATGAGGAAGCGGCACAAAGATTAGTTAAAACTTATTACCCATACGCAAAGTTAGTTAGAAAGAAAGATAGAATAGAAGCAAAACTGGACATCAAAGGGTTTGCTAAAAACTTGAACAAAATAATTAAATAATATGAAAACATTAAAATTACAACAAGTAGAACACAAAACTAAAATAGGAAGTGATTGCCCCTACATTGAGCCAAATGTGAAAGATGATTGCTTTTTAGAAGTTGATGGCGAGATAATTGGCTTTTACATAAATGATGTTTCTAAACATAGCGTTAAATTACAGCAACTATTAGAAATAGCTAATAAAGAATTTAGGAGTAGTAATGTTCTTAAAACTAAAATGGATAGGTCTAACGTATTAGCAATACAACAAGCAAACCCTGGAATGACACGTTCACAAGCAAGAGCCTTAGGCACAAGCCAAATGTCAGCTATACTGGGGAGTGTACCACCAAAGCCACAGTTCAAAAGGCCTTACCCCACTATATCATCTGTGCATAGAAATGAAAAGTCACAGACATTTATTAAGGCAATGTGGGCTTCTTGTTTAGAAGCTGAGAATATAATAAAAAAACTTACCCCTCACATTTACGAAAAGCAAATGGAATTGTTTGAGGATATAAAAAAAGAATGGAGATTTGGAAATATGTATACAAGTAGTATTTCTAATTTTAATATATCAGCACCCTTTCATAGAGATACAGGAAACGTAGAAGGAACTGTAAATGTTATACTAACAAAAAGAAACAATTCTTTAGGGGGTTGTTTAAATGTGCCAGATTATAACGCAACCTTTGAACAAGCAGACAACTCAATGTTAGTTTACCCAGCTTGGAGAAACGTGCACGGAGTAACTCCAATCAAACCAATAGCTGAAGGTGGTTATAGAAACAGCTTGATATTCTATCCATTGAAAGCGTTTAAAGGAATTTAAAATGGAACAAAATAGAACAAAGATCAACAAAGAAAGATTACTGAAAGCATTAGAGAGTTCGCTGGGTGTTATAACTACTGCGTTAAAAGCAACTGGCTTGTCAAGAACAAACTTTTACAAATGGCTAAAAGAGGATCAAGATTTCGCAGACAAAGTACAAGAAATAGAAAACATACAAAAAGATTTTATTAAGTCAAAGTATTATGAATGTGTAAAAGATAAAGTGCCTTCTGTTGTTATACACGCTGCCAAGACACGACTAGGGTGGAATGAAACCAATAGATTAGATGTAACCTCAGGCGATAAAGCTATTAATATGCCTGTCATAACATTTGTTGAAACTGATACTGAATAAAAAATATAACCCCTTATTTGAATCTGATGCTCGTTACTTTATTATAACAGGTGGTAGGGGTTCTGGAAAGTCATTTGCTGTTTCTGTGTTTCTAACACTATTAACAATGTCAGCAAACATTAGGATATTGTTTACAAGGTTTACAATGGTATCAGCACACCTGTCAATCATACCTGAGTTCTTAGAAAAGATTAGCCTACTAGGTTTTGATAATTTGTTTGGGGTTAATAAAGCTGAGGTTGTAAACTTAGGCAACAAATCAGACATACTGTTTAGGGGTATAAAGACATCAGCAGGTAACCAGACAGCAAGTTTAAAATCATTACAGGGTATAAGCTGCTGGGTGTTAGATGAAGCTGAGGAATTGATTGATGAGGATATTTTTGATACAATTGATTTAAGTATTAGAGAGAAAGATGTGCAGAATAGAATCATACTTATATTAAACCCAGTAACTAAAGAGCATTGGATATACCAAAGGTTCTTTCAAGACAAAGGTGTAGAAGCTGGTTTTAATGGCTTTAAAGACAATATATGCTACATCCATAGCACATACCTAGACAACAAAGAAAACCTCTCACAGAGCTTCCTAGAGCGTATTAACACTATAAAGCATAGAAACTTTAAAAAGTATCAGCATAAAATAATGGGTGGCTGGTTAGACAAAGCTGAAGGAGTTGTATTTGAGAATTGGACATTTGGAGAATTTAATCCTGATGGGTTGCAGACATCTTGTGGAATGGACTTTGGTTTTAGCGTTGATCCTGACAGCTTAACAGAAGTGGCTATTGATAAGTCAAAGCGTAAGATATACTTGAAAGAATTGATCTATCAAAATGGGTTGAAGTCAAATCAACTTGCTGAAATAATACTAAGCAAAGTTGGTAATAAATTAATTGTAGCTGATAGTAGTGAGCCGAGATTAATTGCAGATTTAAGAAGTTTGGGTGTAAACGTAAAGCCAGTTAAAAAAGGAACTATTGAAAGTGGTATAACTAGAATGCAAGATTATGAATTAGTCATAACGCCTGAATCAACTAATATAGCTAAGGAGTTAAATAACTATGCTTATCAGGACAAAGGCTCTAAGCTATACATAGACAATTACAATCATGCAATAGATGGCATTAGATACAACGTAATTTATCACTTAGACAATCCAAATGCAGGCAAGTATTTTGTGCAATAAAAAAGGGGCGGCATTACGCCAACCCCCTAACAAGAGAAATGAAAACGTGGCAAAGATAATAAAAAAAACTAAATATTAACTATTTCTATTATATATTAGATGAAGGTACGAATTAAAAAGAACGGAAAGAAAAAAGAGTTTAATTTAATTAAAAGTTGGAAAGATGTCACGCTAGAAAAGTGGTTAAAGCTGATGGATTTCCAAGAGGGCAGAAAGAGTAAAGAGGCGAGTGAAACAATTGCAGCATTATCTGATATTCCTAAAACATTAATAAAGGAATTAACAATAAAAGATGTAGCAATTATATTAGGAGAGGTTGCAGAGTTACAAAGGAAGGCAGACAGTTCTTTAAAAAGGATAATTGAGATAGATGGTAAAAAATATGGATTCCATCCTGATTTAGACCAAATAAGTTTGGGAGAGTATGCGGATTTGGAACACATGCTTACAAAGGACATGTATAAGTTTATGCCAGATATTATGGCTATTTTATACAGACCTGTAACAGAAGAGGGGGCAAATGGTGTTTATAATATAGAAGCTTATGATGGGAATATAAAGATAAGGGCGGAAGAGATGAAGAAAATGGCGGCAGAGCAAGTGCAAAGTGCATTGGTTTTTTTTTACAATTTCGGAAGGGTGTTGTCAATTCCTTTGGAGTCATTTTTGATAAAAGCCACGAAGGAAATGAAGATGCAATAGCAACAGAAAGCTTTGCCGAGAAGTGGTCATGGTTTGGGGTTTTTTATAGGCTTGCAGGGGGGCAGATAGTAAATTTAGAAACAATAACGAAATTAAATCTTTTTGAGGCTTTGACGTGGTTAAGTTATGAAACAGATTTAGATTCACAAAATAAAGTAAAACATGGCAGTAGCTAATAAGACATTTAACAACGTAATAGAAACTCTAGCAAGGCTAGGGGAGTATCATCAGCAAATACAAACTGTGTCTGTTGGGGATATATATGATGTGAACTTGGAAAAGATGGAGTTATTTCCTTTGCTTCACATAAATTATGTAAATGTAACAACAGGAGATGCAGAGTTAGTTTACAATTTTCAAATCTTTATTATGGACTTAGTTAGTGAGAAAGACAATTGGCAAACCTACAATGCAAAAGGATTAACAAAGCTAATAGACAATAAAAACAATGAGCAACAAGTATATAATCAAACTTTAGAAATAGCAACAGATTTTATAGGAATGTTAAGGCATAGTTCAAGGCAATCATTAGAAGGTGTTGATGATATTAATGCTCCTATTTACTTTACGCAGGATCAGTTTACAATAGAGCCATTTAGTGAAAGATTTGACAATATGCTATGTGGTCAAGTGTTCCAAATTGGAATTGTAGTAATGAATGACTTTGATACTTGTAATATTCCTGTAACTGATGCAGGGGCAGGGTACTAATGTTTAAATTTAGAATATGGAAGATAGAAATACAATTAATACCACCAAAAATAACAATAAAGCTATGAGTTATGAAGATGTATTAGATATGGCAGAGGCTGTTAGTATTAAAATGGCTAGTTACAATGACTACCCACAATCAGCAACTAACAACGCTAAACGTGCTAGAAAGTGGAAGGAAGAAAATGGTAGTGATTGCGGAACACGTGTTGGGTGGACACGTTCAGCACAATTAGCAGATAGAAAACCAATAAGCAGAGATACGATTGCAAGAATGGCATCTTTTAAAAGACATCAACAAAATAAAGACGTTCCTTATAGTGAGGGATGTGGTGGTTTAATGTGGGATGCATGGGGTGGCACATCAGGGATTGAGTGGGCAATAAGAAAATTAAAACAAATAGATAAAAATAAAAAATAATAATTATGGCAAATTTAGTAGTAACAGTATCTGAAAGTGTAACCATTAATGGGGCTTTAAGAGGTTCATCAAATAGCTTAACAGTTACAGATATAACAGATACTTTTGAAAGGGTAATAACATGCCCTCATACAGCAACAACAACAATAGCAACCTTTTCATCAAATGTATATGATAGTGCAGGAGCATTAGACAAAGAGAATGTGAGATACATTAGAGTTTCTAACTTATCAGCTACTCATGATATAGAAATTGGAGTTGCAGGTGCAGCCTCTAACTATTCAATGTTAATACCTGCTGGAAACTCACACCTTATAGCTAGGGCAGATGATGTTATGTTGGCAGAAGCAGATGCAGTACCTACTTATGGCTCTTTAGCAGATATAGCTAAATTAGAAGTAAGACCAACAGCAACAACAGATGTAGATGTAGAAATATTTGTAGCTAGTATATAATGAGTTTAAAAAACTTAGAGAATTATCTAAATAGCTTTGGCAAACAAGTAGTCAGAGACGCTAAAAGCAATCTATCTAAAGCAGGCAAGGGTGGGGGCAATTTAGAGAAGTCTATTAAGTTTAGTGTAGTAAAAAATGGGGATTTGCTAGACGTTCAATTTTCAATGGCTGATTATGGTACATTTGTAGACAAAGGG